ACCGCAACCTTTGGTGACTTTGCAGATGAAGATGCTCAAGCTAGTACTTCAGTGACAGGGGTTGCTGCTACTGGTGCAGCAGGTTGGAGAAGCAATGATCCAGACATACCAAATGGAGTATATAGAGCGCCAGAAGTTGTATTTCTAAATACAGACTTTAGAAGAACAGCAACGGTAAATATTGTACCTTATAAAGACTACAAGGTATACATAACACGTAGATAAGGATTTCTTATGGCATATAAATGGCCTAACAAAGACCCAGATGAAATTGCTGATTTCAGTGTTGACTGGTCACGTTTCTTAGACACAGATACAATAGCAAGTGTTGCTTGGTTAGCAGATGACACGCTATTATCTATTAATGTTTCTTTAAATGGACTTAGTAATGAAATAATTCTAATACAGCCAACCAATACAAGTACAGTTGCAACTGCACGTTTTGCAAGTGGGATAGACGGTAAAAGGTATAAGATTACTTGTAGGATTACTACAGCAGATTCAAAAGTCTTTGAAAGAAATATCTTATTAAGGGTTAGGAGTACTTAATAATGGCTTACGATTTTATTGGCCTAGTTAATGATGTTTGTGGTAGACTAAACGAAGTCAAGCTAACAACTACTAACTTTGCGACAACTACAGGTTACTACACTTTTGTTAAAGAAGCCGTTAACTCTGCTATAAGACATATTCAACAAGAAGAGTTTGAGTGGACTTGGAATCATGTAGAGCAAGAACTAACTTTGGTAGCAGGTGTATCAAGAGAGCCTTATCCTGCAGATGCTAAAGTTATAAATATGCAGTCTTTTAGAATAAAAAGAGATGCTACGCTTGGTAATGGAACAGAATATTTAAGAGAAATAACATACGAAGAGTATTTAGAAAAGTTTGTAGACCAAGAGTATGACTCAGATACATCAAACAGAGGCATACCTAGAATGATTGTACGTGCGCCTAGTAGAGAGTTTATATTAGTGCCTGAACCTGACAAAGCCTACAAATTAGTTTATGAGTATTACTTACTTGGTTTTGACTTAGAAGGACACGATGATGTACCTCAAATACCAGAACCATATAGGCACGTAATTATAAATGGTGCTATGTATTATGTATATCAGTTTAGAAATGACGCACAAATGGCTAACATGTCTCAGGTATTATTTGAAGATGGCATAAAACACTTAAGAAGTTTACACATAAATCGTTACAAAGAAGTAAGAGACAGAAGAGTTAGTACTACTGGCATGGGTACTAGAGGGTTCTAATGGCTACAGGCTGGAATACATTCCCAATAGAGTTTAGAGGTGGTCTAATCTCTAACATGAGCTTGCTACAGCAAGGTATTAATGCTGTTGGTTCTGCTTCTACTTTACAAAACTTTGAGGTAGATAAAGAAGGTGGCTACAAAAAGATAAAAGGCTTTACTAAGTTCACAGATTTTACAATTCCTGGAACAGGTGATACTTTAGGCATTAAAGTAGTATCCAACGCTAGGGTAATTGCTGCACGTAAAGTAGAATCTGCTACCGTAACAGAAAGACAGACTGCTACTTCTACAGTAAACGGTGCTACTTCATCAACCACTGCAGTAGCCCTTGATACAAACACTGCTACTGCTGTAGTAAATGGTGCTGTTTCTTCTGGTACTGCATTGACCTTAGACAGAGCAAGAACTTTTACAGCAGTAACAGGTAGCTCCTCTCTCGCTGGTGCAAGTGCTACATTTAATATAACAAATACAAATGGCACGTACACAGTCGCAATAAATGCAGCAGGTACAGGTTTCAAGGTTAACGAAACAGTAACAGTGGTAGGTGCAAACTTAGGCGGTTCTACTTCAGCAAACAACGCAACTGTAACAGTTACTTCTGTTGGCTCTAGTACTGCTACATATACTAATCCAACGCAGTCTAGCTATAGTGGCTCTGGTAGTAGTGCTACATTTAATATTACTAAAACAGGCACTGCATATACAGTAGCCATTACTGCAGCAGGTTCAGGATTTGCAGCTAATGAAACAATTAAAGTAGTAGGTACACAGTTAAACGGTGCTACTACTGCTAATGATGCAACCATAACAATAACTGCAGTAAATGGATCAGGCGGTATAACAGCAGCTACCATAGCAGGTACAGGTTTAGCAGAAGGACCAATAACAGGAGTTTCTATTTCTGGCACTGGTGTAAGCTTTACTGGAACTATTACTAAAGGAATGCTTGTAACTGGTACTGGTATCTCTGGAGATTTAGTAGTAAAGACAGTAACAGATCAAAATACTCTTGTACTAGATAGAAAAACAACTATTGCTGATAATGTTGTACTTACTTTTAATACTAATATAAAAGCAGGTATGTTTGTGACAGGTACAGGTATATCTGGTACGGTTACTGTAGCCTCAGTTACAAATCAAAATAGTATAACACTTTCATCTGCTCAATCTCTATCCGATAATACTGTTCTTACTTTTGGTGACCTTGTTACTGCAGATGTAAATAAAACTGCTTTTTACTTTAGTACTGGTACAGACTGGGTATTTACTTCTGTTAGTACAAATACAAACGGTGGAAAAGTAAACCAAGCAGATTTTAACTTTGATGGTACTGACAAGGTTGTTTTTGTTGACGGTACAAGCTTTCCTAGTATATACAATGTATCAAATAATACACAAACAAACTTGACAGCCGCAAGTGCAAACATTAACACAGATGTGTTAGGCGCAGAACGTGTAGTAATATTTAAAAACACAGCCTTTTATACCAAAGGAAATAAACTATTATTTACAGCGCCATCAACTGTAGATAACTTTTCAGTAGCAGATGGTGCTGGAACTATAAACTTAGCACACAATATTACAGGAATAGTTGTGTTTCGTGAACAACTAATTGTTTTTACAACGGATACGGTAAGCAGATTAACAGGTAGCTCTACTGCAGATTTCAGGCTACAACCTATAACAGAAAATATAGGATGTATAAACGGAGACACAATTCAGGAGATTGGTGGAGACATAATGTATCTTGCCCCAGATGGGTTAAGACTATTATCTGCTACAGATCGTATAGGTGACTTTGCTTTGGATGTTGCCTCTGATAAAATAAAAGAAGATGCTTCTAATTTTTTAAGCAACTCTACTGCATACTGCTCTACCGTAATTAGGGAAAAGTCTCAATATAGAGTATTCTCTTACTTAACAAGCAGAGCAGAATCTGCTTCTGATGGTTTGATAGCTACTAAAATGTCAGCACAAGGATCAGATGGCATTGAGTGGTCTACTACAAAAGGCATAAAAGCCAATGTTATAGATAGTGCATATACTATAACTAACGCTACAGAGACAGTTGCTTTTTCAAATAACGATGGCTTTGCATACGTGTTAGATTCAGGTAATACTTTTGATGGCACAAACATAGAAGCTATTATGCAAACTGCATTTATGCCTATAAACGATCCACAGATTAGAAAAACTTTTTATAAAGCTGTTTTATTTATAGACCCAGAAGGTACTATTGATTTAGACTTCTCAGTCAGATATGACTTTGAATCTCTGTTAAGAAACGACATTAGGCAACCAGATATAATAGAAATAAAAACAGCGACATCGCCTTCTGTTGCACTCTTTGGTGGAGGTGCTTTATTTAATGCATCAGGTGGCGTGGTCTTTAGCTCTAACTTAGAAAAAGTATACCCTGTAAATGTAATAGGATCAGGAGATACAATAGCGTTACGTATTGCAGATGCGACATCAAATCCCTCTTATACATTAGACACATGTGTCTTAGAATATAAACAAAATGACAGGCAATAAGGAATAGTAATATGCCCAATGGATACACTAGACAGGATACTACAGGAGCGTTAGCCAACGGCAATCCTATTGATGCCGATTTGTTTAACAACGAATACAACGCATTAGAAAGTGCAATGAACGCTTCTACAGGTCACAACCACGATGGTACAACTGGTGGAGGTGCTACCATTAATAAGATTGGACCATCAAACGAGTTAGAAGTTGAGTCTGGTGCAGTCTTTCCAAAAGTTAATGACCTAATAGATCATGGTAAAACAGGCTTACGTTGGAAGGATGCCTATTATGCTGGCACAGTTTTTGCTGAAGATGTTTCTGTGACAGGAGAAATAGAACTTGCCTCTAGTTCTGGTTGGGTAATATATCAATCAGGCACAGACTTAAAATTTAAGTACAATGGTACTGACAGATTTAAGTTAACCTCTGCAGGTGCTTTGACTGTAGAAGATAACGTAACAGCATTTGGAAGTGCATAATGGTTTTACCTGCATCAGGAAATTCTATATCTCTGGATCAACTTCATGTAGAAGTAGGAGGCACTAGTGGTACTGAGTGTTCCCTAAATGACGCTGACATTCGTGATATTATAGGTGTATCTGCTGATGGTTCACAGAATATACAACAGTATTATGGACAATCAGCCGTTAACTATTACGATGGTAGTGGTGCAGTTAGTGGTCAAGTAGCTGATGGTGGTCCATACTATACACTAGTAACTACAGGAACTACTGGTACGGTTTTAGCTGCTGGCACATATAACTTTGTAATGGTATCACGTGGAGGCGCAAATGGTGGTTCTGCAGCAAGTATGGCCTCTTGGCAGATAGCTCTTAATGGTTCTGAAGCTTGGTCCTTTACAACAGATGTCTCTCCAGGTTTTTCAGATTGGCAAATAGTTGGTGATAATGACACTTTAATACGAACTAGGTTTGGTACAAACAGTAGTGCTTCAACTACTGCAGTAGGAACAAAAGGATCAAGTGCAAGAATAACAAGGTATGCAGCAAGAATTGGGGGTGCAGGTGTCAGTGTTATAGCTAATGTTTCAACTGGGGGAGGTGGATCAGTAGACTTTTTTAATCTCTCTAACAAATCACTACTAAACGGAGTAGAAAGTAATACAACCTCCGTAGCAGTTCTAGCTAGTGGTGGACATATTAAAGAAAGCGGTAATCCTGCATCTGGTACAAAATGGCTTAACAATTTATCTGATTCTGCTTTTGGTCAGGCTCTTGGAGTTGGTGCAAGCTTTGCAGGTCAGGCTGGCACGTTCTATCTTGGTGGAAATAATGGGCATGACCCTTTTGGTGGCGGTGGTGCTTTATCAGCTAATAACTACAGTGCAAGTGGTAATGTTTATATAAATATAACAAATCTTGGTCGTGGTGGCTATGGCGGTGGTGGAGCGTACTCAAGGCAACAATCTCTTGCTAATCCAAAGGCTCAAGGATTAGTTGGTGGCGCACCTGCACTATGGTATTTAAAGGTAGCATAATAATGACACCTGAAGAATTAGAAGATATGCTAGATCGTGCAGCCAAACGTGGAGCTACAGCAGCTTTACGTGAAGTAGGACTACATGATGACGATGCTCGTAAAGATATAACTGAGATGCGTAACTTACTAGAAGCATGGCGTGATACACGTAAAGGTGTTTGGTCAACCATAGTTAAAATGTCAACCGTAGCAATCATAACATTCATTGCCGCATCATTGTGGATGCAAATAGGGAAATAAAATATGGCTCAGAAATTTGTAGGGTTTAAGCCTGAAACAATACAGAAGAAAATATTACCAGCGTTGGGCTATAATGGACCTACCGATGAAAAGTCTATTAACTTGTTCCTAGCAGCTAACCCTGCAGCAGCAGCCAAGATGGGTAAGTACACTATGGCAGCTAGACAGATGGTTGAGGGTAAGCCTATAAAAGCTCGTGATGGAGTTTATACACTTCCATCATCTAACCCTTATTCAAAACCTTATACAGGCCCAACAGCTTTTGAAAAAATGCAAGCTGACAGTTCTAAGTCTTACAAATCTAGAGCCACTAGAAATGCTCCTGCACCTGCACCCCCTGTCTATACAGGTCCAGTAGATATAAACGCTATAGTAAGACAGACACAAGCTGGCATGACTCCAGCACAGCTTAACGCACCAGCAACACCATCTGCCGTCGGTTATCAGCCAACACTTGCAACTGATATGGGAGGTGGCAATATTCCGACTGGTGGTGCTTATACGACTGAAGCCGTACCTAGTGGTAGTACTGTAAATAGAGCGAATACAATGCCAAGCGGCTCTTTACTAACACAGCAAATAGGCAGTGACCCTACCTCTATTGTAACTAGAGCAAACGTTGTAGCTGCAGATGGTGGACCAGCAGCACTTATACCACAGGGTACAGGTCAAGCAGGACAAGCTACACAAGGACAGGTAACAACAGCAGGACAGGCATCTACTGCAGGAGCGCCTAGTGCTTTAACACCAGCGCAAATGCAAGCAGCACAATCAAGAGGCGATCTACAAACAGCGTTACAAAACTACCTAGCCGCACAAGGACAGGTTAGCCCTGAATCTCTTGTTGATCCTGAACAGATGGACCCTATGACTGCAGCAGCATTACAGCTACAGGCTGCACAGCAAGGTCAGGCACAAACAGTACAAGCACCCAGCGCCTTACAGGTAGCACCAGATCAGCTAGTAGATGGCTCTGCTGTAGATATGTCACAGGTAGAAAGCACATTAGCTAAAAGTGATGCTGCATCTGTGCGAGATGAACTAGGTGACTTAATGAAAGACTTTGAGGGAGAGAGAACACCCTCTTGGGCTGCAGGAGCTATGAGAACAGCTAATGCTGCTATGGCTCAACGTGGTTTATCTTCATCATCTATAGCAGGCATGGCTATCACACAAGCTGCTATGGAAGCGGCACTACCTATAGCTCAGATTGATACAGCAAACAAACAACAGATGGCTATGCTCAAGGCTGAACAACGTGCATCTTTTATGGGCATGGAGTTTGACCAAGAGTTCCAAGCTAAAGTAAGGAATGCAGCACGTATTGCTGAGATAGCAAATGTTAACTTCAGTGCAGAGCAAGCCATAGCTCTTGAGAATGCTAAGATGGCTCAGACTGTAGACCTAGCTAACCTGTCAAACAGACAAGCTAAGGTTATAGCAGATGCATCTATCTTGTCTCAACTAGATTTGACTAACTTAAACAACAGACAACAATCTGCTGTACAAAATGCTCAATCCTTTTTAGCTATGGATATGTCTAACTTAGATAATGCACAGCAAATGACATTGCTTAAAGCACAAGAACTTTCTCAGTCCATACTAAGTGACACGGCTGCTATAAATGCCGCAAGACAGTTTAATGCTGCATCTGAGAATCAAACAAATCAATTTTTTGAATCTCTCAGCGCACAAGTAGAACAGTTTAATGCAGAGCAAATTAACGCCATAAACCGTTTTAATGCAGGTGAGACAAATGCACTAGAGCAATTTAATGTATCTCAAAATAATGCACGTGAACAGTTTAACGCACAGAACCACCTTATAATTGCACAAGCTAATGCGGCATGGGCGCAAGCTATTACTACAGCCGCCAATGCAGCCGCTAACCAAGCAAATCGTGATGCCGCTATAGCAGCAAATAACTTAACAAGCACAGCTTACAACAATGCAATACAACGTGAGCGTGACTTGTTGGCTTGGGCATGGCAGTCAGGCGAAAACCAAGGAGACAGAGATAGACACATAGCTGTAGCACAAATAGAAGCTAGTGGAGAAAGTGAAACTCTTCTCGAAAATGCTGCTGGTAGTTTTGTTGGTGAAATTGTTTCAGGCGCAGCAAAAATTATACTTGGAGATATTGGAGGCTTCAATCCCTTCAGCGCAGTATCATCATAAGGACATAATAATGTACGATCCTAAATTTTCCGTAAAAAAAATGTATGATAACTATGGTAGGTCTCGTTCTACCTCTGCAAGCAGGAGTGCTGCAGCAGGTAAACAAGCTGCTGATACTATGCGTTCTGTTGGTGTACGTGGGATAGGTGCTAGACCAGTTACATTTCCTGATAGAGATGATGATAGAGGTAGTACATATGATGTAGTACCCCAAGTGTTTCGTCAAACAACGCCACCACCACCTGAAGAAAAATCAAATATTGAAAAAATAAAAGAAAAAGCTGTTGGTCTTTTTAACTTCTTTGGTAGAGATGAACCCGAAGAAGAAGAACCTAACTATGAAAATGTATATAGAGGTCCAATGTTTACTAGAACACCTATAGACATTTCTGCTCAGATGGCTAGGATAAATAAAGCAGTAGACTACAGTCAAGCAACTCCTCCTCTTTATAGAGGCAACATACCTAATGATGCTAACATGCGTTATGATGTAGTACCGCCTCCTAGTGCCAATCCAAACTTGCAGAGAAATGCTATAAATAGAATTATTAAAAGCCTTGCTCCAAACAGTAAAGAGTACAAGATAAAAAGAGGTGACACACTATCTGAGATTGCTCAAAAAGAAGGTATGAAGGTATCTGACTTAGCAAAGATAAACAAGATAAAAGATATAAATCGTATAATTGAAGGTGAAACTTTACTTATACCTGCATCTCAAGAGGTGACAAAGGTTATGGATTTAGTTGATAGTGTAGACCCAGACGCACAGTTCTATCAGTCTGGTGTACCTATGGAGCAGAGAATATTTGAACCAGAGCTAGGAGGGTATGATGAAATAGCTTTACCTTCTGAAGCAACAGTAGATAAAAAAATTAAAGGTTTGGGGGCTAGACCAGAGGTCACTGTCACTGAGCTTGATGCTCCTCTTATTGATACATCTCCAAGAACTCAAGGAGAATTACTAGATACAGATGGTGTAAACTCTATAGATTTTAATGATGAGCTTCTTGATGAATTAGTCGATCTAGAGGGAAGAGGAGGAGACTTCTTATCTTCGACTCCAACATATGATTTAGGCATTACGGAATCTAAAGCCAATGAGTATAACTTAGATCCAGATGATTATACTACCTTTGGTGATTTTGCAAAAGACTTTACAAAACAATATGTAGATGAAAAATATTTAGAAAATAAAGACATATTTAAAACAGTAGATAAAGGAAATCATACAGCGTTGATGAGTTACCTGTGGAACGCTGGGTCATTTGGAACTAATCAAACAACAGCCCTAGAAGATAATGACATGAGAGAGTTTATTGCAGAGATGAAAGACGCTATTGGTTCAGAAGGATTTTCATCTTCAGGTCTATCCGCACGTAGGGCTAAAGAGGCTAACATGATAGGAGAAAATTTAGATGACTGGAATCCTATTGTTAAAGTAGTAATAACTGGAACAAGAGCTAATCCTACATTTACATGGGAGGATGCTGATGGAAATACTGTTGAGGAATATACAACAACTAGAAGTTTACATCCTCAAAATGTTAAAAATAAGCCTAATGCAAATGATGTATTGAATGAAGAGATAAATTTATAATGTTTGGACTCCCACTAGAACTAATAACCATGCTTGGCTCTACCGTACTAGGTGGAGTGATGTCCATCTGGGGGCAGAGCATGAAGAACCGCCAAGAGCAAAACAAGATGCTCATGGAACGTGCCAACGCTAATGCAAGCTTTGCAACGGAAGCACGTAACGCAGGAAAGAACGATAAACATTTCGCATGGACAAGAAGACTTATTGCATTATCTGCAGTCTTTGCTATAATAGTGTTGCCAAAGCTGGTTGCTGTGTTCTATCCTGAAGTAGGCGTATACGTAGGCTACACTGAAATACAGGTAGGCTTCCTTGACTTTATCTTCGGACCTGGTGAAGAGGTAGTTAAGTGGAAGTACGCACAAGGATTTGTAATAACACCACTAGATACACACATTGTATCAGCTATCATAGGCTTGTACTTTGGTGCAGGATTTACTAAGTAGGATAACAAAATGAAGATAGAAATATTTAGCAGACCCATCGCTGGTCAGTCTTTGACAACTGAACCAAAGAACAATCCTTGGGAAAACCCTGCAGAGATGTCTGACGTAGAAGATATTACTATGTTCTACATTGAAAGAATGGCTAACGATGAGGTGATAAATGACCTTGCTGCAGTATGTGACGCAGGTATATCTCTAAAGCCAATAGTTGACACTATAATATCTTCTGCTGTTATGAGAGGCATACACTCAATAGATGCAGGTATGTTAGTTGCGCCCATAATACACGAGTTCCTAAAGCAAGCAATCTCAACCACTGGTGTAGACGTTAAGGACGATGGTAGAGATTACCAGAAAGAAGCTGACCAAAAAGAGATAAAAAGATTCCAGATTGCAGCAGGTAAATATTTAAGTGAAAACCCTGATGATGGAACTGATCCAGGAAAAGCATTACTGAGTGAGTTGGTTGAAGATCAGCCAGAGGAAGAAGACACACCAGAAAATAAGCCCCAAGGCTTGATGGCGAAAGGTTAATAAAATGGGATTTAATTGGAAAGCATTTACTGCAGCCTTTTTGGACAAGCAGACAGAGGGTATAAGAGAAAGAAGAAAAGAAGCTAAAGACTTTGAAGAAGAGCAGAAAGAAGCAGCTAATCGTAATGCTAAACTAGTCTCACAAAGAAATCTAATAGCTCAAGATGCGGCACAGATAGGTGCGGCAGCACAAGAGTTGGGCGCTACTAAAGAGCAAGTTATTGCCGCTATGTCATCTGGTTCGCTGGGTATAAAACAATTTTACGATAAACTACTGAAAGCAGCTAATCAAAAAGGTGTCACAACATTAGGTAAGTCTGATGTAGAAGCAATTATTGATCTGCCTGAAGTGTTTGAAGTTAATCCTGAATACATAG